TTTTAATCTTATATACAGTCTTTTCATATTCCTGAATTTGTGTAGTTAAACTACTTGTAGCGGGGTAATTGTTAGCGGCTAGAGATGCACTTGCGGCTACAGCCGTTTCTATATTTGAAAGTTTAGTTTTGAAGTTTTTCAGTCTTTTATTGACCGATCCAAAATGTACAAAATTCGCGAATTTGGTATAATCGATGTTAAGGTTAACGCTTTCATTACTGGAGCTTAGTATTAAATTTTCCAGAGTTGTAGAAACCGCATCGTCCGATGTAACCAATGTATTTCTAGTAACATACGATGTTTCACCTCCAGCATATGGAGAATCGATATCGTTTAAATTCGGTTGACGCAAAACTACAGCATCAATTTTATCTTCTACGAATGGAATTAAAGTAATCTGATCTTTATGTGGTGGTGCCATTTCTTTGACAACATAACATAAATCTCCAACTTCTATATCACCAGATAGAGGCTCGTACAATTTATATACAATTGAATGTGGATATTGGGCTACCGATTCGGCGTCCTTTTTATAGTTGGTAGTTAAATATAAGTCGTTATTTCCGAAGTTTAATAGTGTATTCAATTCGGATTTATCGCCAGTTTTATATGTTATATGCCAATCTTCAAATGGCATGGTAGTTATTGGTTCTCCACCAATATGACCAACCGCAATAGCTGCAGCATTCCAATTATCTTTAATTTTAAATTGATTGGTTGTAACGATTTCTTCAATCCCACTAACAAAATCAGCGTAAACTGGTGTAATGATTTCACTATCTGTAAAAAGATATTCTACTTTTACATCAGATACCAAAACCGTTCCCTCGGTATCACCATATTGACCATAAAGTGATAATCTATTTTCACCATCCAAATCAAAATCAGCGGGTATGGTTATCAAATATTCAAAATCTTGCCATATATCTTTTTCATTGCTAAAATCGCTGGCACGGTTAAAACTTATATATTTAGAAGATTCCTTTTTAACCCATTGACATTTCGCCAATGAATAACCACTATTGCCGATTTGCTCGATAAATTCTTTTCATTCCCAAATACCATCGTCTGATAATGTCCCCGCTTGGGATGCTGGGTTTTGAATATTAAATCCTTGAGGTGGATTAATTGGATTATCACTCAATGCATTCCTCCAATACTGAATATCCCCCACCGGATCATCCTCATCTGGATCATACGGATACCAATTTCCGGTCGGTGTATAATTTCCATCTGGAGTTTTCCTATCCCACATCCAATTGCCCAGAGGTGAAGTGTCACCAACAACCAAATCGTCGGTAATCGGTGGAGTATCTTCTACGGCGACATCGTGTTTAAGTAAAGCAACGATCCCCTTATTATAAACCGATGATTTTTGTTTAAAGGTCAATTTAATTTTATCACCATGATTAACGCCCTTGGATGCCGGCGTTTTCATATATACAAATATTGGCATTGACCTACCAGCTACTCCAAATTGTGCATTCTGATCAATGAATTTTAATGCTATCCCTCCATCAGGACCTTCACTATTGACAATTTTAGCATGATTACCAGCCCATGGGTTGGGAACTCATCCAGCGAATCCGTATGAAATAATCTCACCGGCGGCCCCAGTTAATTGAATTGCGTCACTTTGCAAACTTTGATCTCATCCTGTTTCATCGGCCGCTGTTCAGGGAGCTCCAGTATCATTAGCTACAATACTAGAATCATTAAAATTAAAAGCGGCAATGGATTGATGACTGATTTCTTCACCAATTTTAAATACATTTTTAACAGTTAAAGTTCCACCAATCATGGCATCAGAAACGCCCTCGTCAGTACCGTGCTTATCAAATTGCACCAGAGTTTCCAATATATTTGGAAATGTTATCCCGCCAGACCCATCATCTTTTAGTGACAAATATTTATTTTCATCCGTATATAATCTAGAAAATTCACTCTTATAGGAATCCAAATTAATATTCAATGGGATCAATCGCAATTCCGTTTTATTGGAAGAAATAGCCTGAATGTAATATTTTAAATCTTGAATTTCCAATTCTTCCACATATTGAGTATCACCCTTTTCTCCAAGATAAATTTTACCATCATCGTCGACCCAATATGGTTGTGCCGACTGGCCAGTTATTCAACTCGGTCCAGAATATACTTCACCTTCATGATCCTGAGTATTTCTAGTTAATACATACTCATCATTTCCAGCAACATATCTCAAAAAATTATACTCAACTTTATAATCACCAGACAAAAATCCCAAGCGCCTTAAATCGTCACCAGGTTTCAACTTGATACCATTATTTACATCATAGTCAGAAATCTTGCTAGATTTGATGATATTGTCATCCATATCATACACATGAATTTCCACATGATCTTTATTTGGCAATGATCCAAATATAGGGCTGTTCCACAATTGATTTTCACCTACTATGTGGCCACCACCGGCTTTGAGTACCTTAAAATCTTTTTTATTTAAACGAGTTGTCATTACAATTCCCTTATTTCACGATCAATAATCAAATCACGTGTTTCACCTGTTTTTATGTTTGGTGTTCTATTTGACACTACAACTTCTTGCCACGGCCCCTGTTTCCCCAACTGAGTTTCTGGGTCTTCATATGAAATAAACATATCGGCATTATCACGAAGTTCAAATGTCCCATTTGGATTAGACCCCGAAACGGAGTATTGAATCCTTTGTTGTTCCATCATATACTCATACTCAACATATTCAGCATTTTCCATCTCTTGGAAATATGGATTATTTTCTAATTCTTTCAATGTATATGGCATTATCTAACCACCCGAAAATTCCAGTTTTCATCGAAATATTGAACTGTTTCACCGGCCGTATTACTGCCACTAACTACCTTAAACAGTACCCGGTAATGCCTCTCAGGTTGCAAACCATCAAGCCACAAGTTGAAGTAGTTACCCGTACTATCGCAACTCACCTTTGAATAATTATCAAACGGAATTATGATGTCTTCGGTATATGAATCCCTAATGGAATAATAAGTACTGGCACTTGGTAGTGTCTTTACTATTGTAGAATCAGTAGATGCTGTTGCCCAAGTTCTTGTTGGAAATCGTTCTTTTCCAACCAATCTAATTTTTGTCTTGCCAGTCTGTTTATATTCTGATCTAAAACTTTTGGTATAAACATTCATGTCGTCCAAATTTGCACCTGTCAATGCAGATAATGATCCAGTACTTCAGCTGGAATCATCCCAAGCCACTTCCAATTTTGGAGGATAAACCGAATTGGTATCTCTTGAGAAAAAATTGAAATTGCCCAATGAAGTCGTGCTGGCTTCATCAGAAACACTTCTTTTCAGCATAAGTCCGGCATTGGGAATAGTACCGTCTAATCATTTATTGACAATATCAGTAACATCCATTCTCAAGTCAGTAGTTTCCAAACTAAATGATTGTGAACCTACATAGCCACTACCACTATACCATGTTCCACCACTTGTAAGTGATCCACTTACCCACGTACTGCCCCCAGTAAGACCATCCGTATATGCTCAACTTGAACCTTCCGTAGTAACGGGATCATCATATAATGTGCCCTGACCCATAGACCAACTTTTGCTCACAGGATAGGTGTATAATGATTGCTCCACCTGCAATTCCGTCGGGTTGGCGTCATATAAATTCAAATAAAATTTTCTACTTGAAGGAATAGTACCGTTTACTATTGAACTGGAAATTGTGGTTAAATCAAATTGAATTATTGATCTTGAAAGTTTGATAACCGAACCATCTGGGTTCATATCCTTACGAACTTCCAGCACTTCATCAAGTCCAGTATTCATACTAGCTGATGCTTCATATAGTGTATTGTCTTTAGTTGCGAATGTGAAAAAATGCATTAAATACTCCCGATTACTTTCCCTTGTATATCCGTGTTGGCGAACTTGAGCTCAAAAATGGAAGGGTCAAGGGATGGATATACCACACCATTTTTAGTAGCACTGTCAATGTCATATATATTGCCAGAGTAATTGCTAGCCTTATCCCATTTATTAGTAATAACAACGGGTAGTCCCATTGGATTTCCATCGGCTGGAGGAACTATTGATCCCACTCCCTCTACCAATGATAATAAATAAGTAATATCCGATACGATAATAGGCTGATTCATCTGCCATTTATCTACATCAAAATATCCCTTTACCGCCTCAATACATCTCAACAATACCTCATTTTTATTGTAATTCCGTTTAGTAATAATTGAAAATTTGACTCCAACATTTATTACCCAAGCGGTTTTAATATTAATGGCATCTGTAATCATTCTATATTGTCCCATATACGTTTTCAAATTTTGCTTAACGGCTTCATTCAGGGGAACTAAATATTTATTATTATCAAATCCCAAAGTGTACAAATTCAGCGCCATTGGATTTGGAATTCTATTTGTCATTTTTCTAGCCAAACTTTGTACTGGATTCCCAACGTCATCTTCCGTAATAAGTGAATCCATGTCTAATGCAGCGTTATTAGCTCCAGTTAATTGATCATCTTGGACAATATAAACTTTAGCAATATTACCATATTTTGCTGGCAATGAATATGCTCTAACAATATAATCTTCCTTTGTTACAGCCCTCTGCTGAGCTTGAAAATACGCCAATGCGTTTTGTCTTATTTCATCAATGGATTCGGCACCCCTACCACCAGAAGCTGGTTCGGGATTTATAGCAGAAACTGAATCCTTGGCATCTTGTACCAACGCGGACGATAAATTTTCATCGTCTATTTCATAAGTTACCGCGGCAATACTATTTATTTCATTTGAAACAACATTGTCTCCAATTCCACCACCATATGCATATTTAATAGTCAATGTAGTATTGGAAGGGGATAATCCGTATGTCCGAGTTGATAAGAAATTTGATGGGTCGAATGCCGTATCCAAATAACTTGGACTACCTGGTAATGTAGAACCCACATTCTGCGGATTTGGTATAATTTCTTCATCTGGATTATCCGATATTCCGGCTCCAAATTTGATCTCTGTTCTACTGTCCGATCTAATGAATGTAGTAAATCTCCGAGGAGTCTTTAATAATTTTAATAGATATGGTGCATCGTTATTGTACTGTGATAATTCAGGATCATTAGCGGCTTCATTTTCCATATCTTCAAATACTGTATCTTGGGCTAAAAATGGAACTTCTGTTCAAGAATTTCCATCACTGTCCGTAACACTAATAATTTCTGTTATATTCTCATTGGCCAAAGCGATTTTTGAATATTTTTCAGCCGTTGTAAATGTGAAGTATTCAGTAGTTATATTTCCACTATAAACAGACGTGGATTTCTTCAATAAATATTTTGAAGGTAAATTGGTAGCTCCATCAGTTTCCAATACCGTTATTGTCATTGGATCATAAGAACTTGAAAATTTAAAATTAACATCACCACCAGCCCTAAAGGTTATCCCATTACTGGATTTCATTTCAAGTCCAGTCAAATTCAATGTATATCTCATATCGGGTGCCACCGTTGTAATATTACCAATAGCGGGAACCGTTTGAAATACATTAACATTGGTCGACGCTGGTGTAACAATTTTAGGTTTGTAACCCATAGATTGTACAGCTTCATATACAATACGTTTTTCTTCAGCATACGCCAATAATGATTCTTTAAAATTGGAGTCAATATAATATGACAACACATCCCCAACATATGATATCAATTCAATGAACATCATTCCCGGATCACTTTCATTAAAATCGTTGTAAGTGTTGGGGAAGTATATTTTAGCAAATTCAATTAGATCATTTCTGAATGAACTAAAGTCTTTTGAAAGGTACTTCACATCTTTTGATACATTCTTTTTAGCCATTAATACTCTCCTGTTTCGAACGTAAGCGCGATTTGTTCTTCCGTTTCGGGGTTTAATGTTATTGAAAAAGTTAAAACTACTCCAACTTGATTTCCACGCCGTTCGTCAAATTTAACATCTACATTCTGTATATTCACATATGGAAGTCAAACGCTCGTAACATTCAATATTTCTTCTTCAATTGCCAATGACATATCAGATTCAACCATAGGTTCGAATAACAATCTATGTAAATTCGATCCAAAATTTGGTTGCATTACTCTTTCACCACGTATGGTGAGAAGAAGATTCTTCAAATTTGTTGACGCCTGCTGTAAATTGGTTTTGGTTTGCTTAAAAGCACTTTGGGTGCCCCTTCCTAATGGAAAAGACAATCCAATTCAAGTATCAGGATTTAAGTCGTTTTCTCTTGCTCCCATTTTAGTTTCCTATTTTTAGTATTTATTTTATTTTCTTTTTGCCCATAATAGAACTTTTTATATAATCAAAAACGGCAGGTTCTCGTTTACCTTTCTGTTTTTCCATTACGGCATTGAACTCTTTTACGCTGTAATGTTTATTTAACCAATTCAAAATTGGAGCTGGTGCCATTCCAGCCTTTTGCCCAATTTCCTTCGCAATTGATTTAAAATCCGATGTATTATCAAGCCCCTCAAAATCATACGCTTCATTCAAAGCTTGAATCTCTTCTCTAACGATTTGCCTTAATTCCGATTTTTTCACTTAAATTCTCCTATTTTTTAAATTTTTTCACTAATGCGCTATAATCCCGTGTTAGCGCGTTGGACAGTGCCTCAGGAACTTCTTCACTGGTAGTTCCCATGGATTTTAAAGTGTGTGCAGCGGCTATATTTCGTTTGGTTTCGTCGTCGGTTCCAACTTGACCAGTTAAACCAGTTAATTCAGCCATACGGCTTCTATCAAATACGCCACCACCGAGTGTCTCATATTCATCGGATGGAACGCCCCCATTTGTCTCATTTAAAATTTGATTGAGCACTGGGTCTTCAACATAATTTTCCAGCTTTCTTTTTGGATTTGGTTTGGGTCGGGTGACATTTTCATCTAATAAAGAATTATTTTCTACGAATGAATCTTTACCCTTATCAATAAATATCTCCGTTAATTGTTTTCGGACCGCCATATTGACTTGTTTTTTCACATTTGTTTTAATTTCTTTTCGTACCACTTCTCTGATAATTGAAACTAATTCTGATTTTTTCATAATATACTCCTTTGTTCTATGATCATGGAAGCGGGACTGGTGTCACCGGAGTTCCTGATAAATAAATTCCTGTTCTAAATCAAACATCAATGATTGTCGCCATACTGTTGGCAACTACTGATGCGGGTGCTCCACTCATTCCAATTGGAATTATTGGTGCAAATAATAATGGTGTAACTGGAGGAACATTTGGACCTCCCGTTCCTGGGATTGACGACGCTACTACAGCGAATTGTAAAAATGCCGCTTGTAATAATGGCAATGCTCCAGCTGGTGGAAACTTGGGACCTATCGTTGCAACAAATGCAGATTTGGCCCCAGCTAGATTACCCCCCGCGATTGGAAATAATGCCTGTTGAAAATATCCACCTAGGGCATCGGCTCAAGCTTGGGGCGTAACGTCTTTCCCCGCTTCCATTGTCATCAAATCTGTTAAATTCTGTGCTAATATTGGTTGTAATAATGGCATTATTAAAGTGTCTTATTCTGTGGACTCAACATTTGAGCCAATCTAGTTTTTATACCCGCAAACTGTGCCGCATTAACTGGAGGACCACTTGGGCCAACACCAGTTGGAACGGTTGTTTGTGTAATAGCATCTATTAATTCTTCTAGCAATCCCAACAACGCGTCTCCCAATACAATAGGTTCTGTGGCGTCATCTGATCCCAATTTTATTTCTGGTGATTCAACTACCATCTTAGTAGTGGCACCAATGACAACATTATTATTGGACAATATTCCAATATCTCCACCGTTCTTAGTATTAAATATCAACTTATCAGAATTTAGTATAATTTGTTTACCTTCATTTAGAGCTGGGATTAACGCACTTGGATACCCCTGAATAATCGTACTTTCTTCATCGGATAACATTCATATTGAAGATGCATCGGCGTCTAAATTTTCATCTATTGGTTTATGCAATACAGACTCGGTATCACTTTTTACGGAGGCCAGTCCAGCATGGTCGGCATCTAATAAATGACCAACTGAAATTTTAATATTCGGTGATAGATTCGTTTCTAAACCATTTTTCCCAAAACGGATTCCCTGACCAAATCTGCCATTGAATAGTATGTCACCCTCATACGGTCACAATTGTCTAATATCCGTATTTACGGTAAAAGTTTCACCAATTGAAAAATCTTCAATATCTTTGAAATTCGAGCTTATTCCGGGGATGGAATTGGCATTAACCGATGCGTTTATATTTAATTTTTGAGTATAAAATCTAGAATAGAGATAATCTGCAACAATGACATATTCACCCTTTAATGGATATTCCTTGATGTTGGTGTCGAGTGGATATATTCATTGTAATTCTTCAATATCCTTGCCACGTTCATCGTGAATAAGCCGTGCCTTTATAGAACCCATTAATGAATAATTTTTAGAACCATCTGGAAAATCGGGAATATCTGCCTCATCTAACAAAACCTCTAATACTTCAGCGACTTCCAATTCATAGAATTCACTGGAAAATTCCCTAGCTTTTTGTAATTTATAAACATCATTCAATGTAGTCATGCCCCCGCCGAATGCTGGGAGTGTGAATACTTTATTTGTTTTTCTATGTGCCATCTACAAAATCCTTTGGTATTATCTGTTCAACGTCCTTCATTGTACTGTCGGCCTTTTTCTTCAATTTATCCAATTCATTTGACGCGTCTTCGATTAATCGTTTCTTTTCATCATCGGATATTCCAAATTCCATTTCTGATCCGGATTTACCTTCAGCGGATATTAATTTTTGTATGATGCCAGCCAGCTTGATGAGATTTTCATCATTCTTAACTTTGATATCAAAATATTCCTTAATGATAGGCACGATTGTAGCCGCGGACGATTTGTCCTTTATTAATTCGGCCACCTTGGCAATTAATAATTCCAGCTGCTGTTTATTCTCAGTACTATTTGTATAGATGTCCTCAAATAAACTTGACAAAGTTTTGTCTTTAAAAATTTCATATTCATTGTTCATTTTCTGTCCTCTTAAGATGCGTATTATAACTCAGTAATAAATATAGACAAAGCAAAAAAAGGGCCTTAAATAAATAAGGCCCTCAATAATTCCAATTGTTATCAAATTTTACAAAAATGACCCCGTTGTAGCGGTGTCAACATATCCAGTATTATTGAATTGCTTCAATAATTTTTCATTATGTTTCTTCATTATATTGATAATGCGGGTGATATGCTGAGTCTTGGAACCTGTCAATTCCCTAATCAGTACATACAAATATTTCTTGTTGAAATTCTCAATTTCATCACAGGTTTTCAATAAATATATTACCGAATCCGCCACTCCAATATCCTTTTTCCGCTTAAATACTACTGTTAAATTGTTTTCCCAATACTCTATAAGGTAGTTGATAAATTCGGCTTTATCTTCCTTTAGATGAACCTGCTTCTGCTCGGTAGTAACATTCCTAACAAAATCAATAACTTCAATACTGTCATGGATTTTCTTTTTAGCATAATTTCTGTTGTTATGCAAAATGAGATAATTCTTAACCACTATACTGAAATACGAGAACGCTTTCCCTTTATGTGGTTTGTATTTGTGGATATTCATGATCAAAAATGATACCACTTCAGCCATAACATCTTCTACTGGGATGTCAAAATAATAAAATTTGAAAGTGTGAATGATATTCTCTGCCAACTTATCAAATGCTGCAGCAATTTCATTTCTATAAATAACATTCCGCTCTGAATGGGTGCGTACGTGATCATACTCGGCTTCCTTCAAGCATACATTACATACGTCGTCGATATTTACACTTTTAATTTCCTTAACCTTGGAATTAATTTGATCTTCTGTATAACCCATTTTGATTAAAATTTCGGACTTGGTATTGTACCAATCCGCTGGGTGAGAATTACAACATCTACTTAATCTCTCATTGTACCGGACAACCGCATCTTGGGTGTCCAATGTAAAATACATGTTACTCTTTTTCTTTTTTCTTGCCATTCTATTCCTCTACTAAATCTGATAACATTTCCACCACTTCTTTAATCTCATTAAAAACAAAACCTACTTCATCATCTGCTTCAAAAACTCCGGTGGAATCAATTCGTTCCAACTCCTGTTGGACATTAATAATTTTTCCAGTAAATCCCTCGACCCACTGCTCTAAAAATAAATTCTTCTGAAATTGATTATATATGACATACCCCATTGCCATTATTATTAATAGGACACCAAATATCGCGATGCTCCACCAACCAATTCCTAAATATACGTTTATGACTAATAAATTAACCGCTAAAAATCACACGCCCCCAACACCAATTAATATTTCTTTTAAATTCATCTTATTTCTCCATTCCTTCAAAAATTTCCGTAAATGTGGCCATTGGATCAACCTTAGTCTTCGGTTTTTTCGATTCGACCTTTGGTTTGGTCAGTGATTCTTTAATGCTATTAATAGCTTTTTTCTCTTGTTTCGTTTCCAAATTTACTACATTCATACGGGTGTCATATTCCATGCGAGTAGCCATCCAATCTGCCCAATGGATAATAAATGGTAGATGATTTTTCATCTGCATTGCATCTGTATATGTATTGAAATATGATTTGTTCAATTCCTTAAACATTCCATCTGCCAGTCTGATGCCGTACATTTCATTATCCGTAATTTTGATATCGAATTGTTGTAATAAGAATAGTGACCTATCGGTGACATCCATAAAATTTAGATCGGGGTTGTACTCATATCTGATACCCCGTTTGATTTGCCAATCCTGACTAACTGGTATATAATAATCGTGATTATAATCACCCAATTTTCCTAGATCGTGATGCATAGCCGCGAAGATTCTCTCTTCATCTGTAAAGTCCGTTGTTCCTCCAACGTGCCGATACATCTTAGACATTTTATCTGATATATCAATGATATTCAGACAATGCTTTAAATAACCACCAGGTACAGCCAAATGGAAATGATCCTTACCACTAGCGGGAGCCAGTAATAGTCTATCTCCAAAATGCTCATACATTTTAATTAAATTGTTTTTCCGTTCACCCTCAAATGTATCATCGATAACTTCCATGAATTTATCATAACATTCACCTATTTCTTCTGCTGTTAATTTAAACATAACCTATTCCTTCTTTTTGTTTTAGTGGAGTTGGGCGGATTCGAACCGCCGTCCGCAACGTAATCTAAATAAGTCATTCACAAGCTTAGTATCCTTTTTATATTTGATGTCGGATTTGCTAAAAGGTTACAAAATAATTCCGGGGTTTATACCAACACCCGTGGTGATCCAGTTTGAATTCACTCATACTGTAAAAGTTATCTAATGACGACGTTGATTGCTACTATTAGAATCGTAGGTCAACGCTATAGCGCAATTAAGCTGCTACAGGGTATGCGTAATTTGTGCCAGTTATTTTCTGTTTGTTTAGTTTTTAGGACTCACTCTGTCCGCTTGCACTTATTGTCAAAAATCATCCCGTCGAATACCAATTACAACCCCGGGTTAATCTATAAGTTTATAGCCCTTATGGCTTCGTTTCCGTTCAACGACTTGTTTATGGAAACTTTTTATATTCATGTCATGTTCACGGCATCATTTACTTAAACCGTGAACTTCAAATATCAATCCATTTTCATCAATTAACGTATATGTTTTAGCAGTTAATTGATTTCCTTCATTGAAAGGTGTATTTCCATGTTTCCCCAAATTTCAATATCCCCTCGTCCCGACTGGAAATTTTGCATTTGTAACAGAAGAGCCTTTTCTACCACCTTCGATCATTGCTATTTCTTGACATTTATCTCCGTCAATTAGTCCCGCGAGACCTTTTCATGCTACTTCATCTTGTCACCTACCATGCTCTTCAAATAATTTCTTATGTGCTTCTGCATGATCTTCAGGCGTCAAAGTCTCTATATTTTCTGGGTCGTTTGTACCACCCGCATGTGTCGGTATCTTATGATGTTTATGCTTCATATATATAACTATCGTCTGATATTCTCAAACGTCTGTATTATTTTAATCTTCTCTGTAATTGTCATCGGTGTCAAATCCAGCACCACCATTCGGAATATCATCCATATTGTAATCACTATACGGGTCCTCATACTGAGCAATCAGAATATTGTGTGCTTCTTCAACTTTACCTCAATTAGAATCTTCTATTGCTTCTTCTAGCAAACTGAGAATAATATCTAATTTATCCATGTCATTTCCTCCTATAATTTGGTGACTCCTGTCATTAATTAAATAGGAAGAACTTAAATTTTTATCGCATTTATTTGTAAATACTTAAATATTTTAAGCGGTATCTTTAAATGTTTTATTGATACCCAATGCTAACAGTATCAGTTGGACTCCAATGAGCCAAAATTTTAAAGTTAGATACGCCATTGGGATGGGTATAATTATAAGTGGCATTAGCATACATGCTATCATCCATTTGTTGTACATTTATTTTTTCCTTTATTTCATTAAATGGGGCTTGGCTTCAATCTGGCCCGCACTTGTTACTCGGACAAAATCACAATTGGCCTGAAATGTTTCAATATCAATTGCCCCACAATAACTCATGGCCGATTTTAATCCCTCTACTTGTTCCTTTAAAATTCTCTTAGCGGAACCTTTAAATTGAACTCGTACACTATTTCCTTCGATGTGGCTATCCTCACCCCTGTCCAATTTAGATGACAACGATGCGGAACCTCTATATTCCTTATACAGTTGTTCATTTGGATATTTACCCTCACGTTTGAACGTGCCGGGAGTTTCTTTTGTGCCCGCCAATAATGAACCAAGTACAACCGTACTTGCCCCAGCTCCAATGGCCTTCGCCATATCACCCGGAGTAGTAATTCCACCATTTGATGAAATTGGAACGTGTCCTCCGGCCCACATGGGTTCTCCACCACCTTGAGTATATACTCTGGTCATGGATTCCACGCATTCCTGTATGGATGAAATCATAGGAATTCCAACACCCGCTCTAATACGTGTTTCACATAATGATCCCCCACCAATTCCAACATGAATCCCGTCAGCTCCCCACGCAATCAAGTCCCTAACCGCATCGGCGGTCGCGACCGTTCCCACAAATAATTCAGTTTGAATGCTGGTTGATTTAAGAAATTTAATCATATTTTTAACACCGATGTGATGCGCGTGTGCAACATCAATCATGAGAATATCAACTCCAGCATTTATCAATCTTAAGGCCCGCTCTTTGTCGGCATCCTTGGCACCGATTGCGGCACCAATTGGATACTTGTGAATTTCCAATTCTTCATCGGTATAATCGGCAATCAATTGGATGGTCTTTTCGACTTCCTCAACTTGATCATCAATTGACATAAATCTATGTATGAATCCAACCCCACCCTTTTGATACATTAGAGCGGCCATTCTAGATTCACATATGGAATCCATAGCGGTCGCGATTATTGGAATATCCAATATCCAATTAGTAGTGATGTGGGTCGAAATATCACAATTAGATCGGGAATCAACTTCCGAAAATTTCGGTATAATTGAAACATCGTCAAATGTTAAAAATTCTTTCATTCTAAACGCCGTATTTCAGAATTACTTTACTTAGGATAACGTCTCCACCCTTTTCGGAAACTTCATTAACCGCGGCTTCTGAACCTTCTTGGGTTACGCCGGCCATTGCATCTAAAACCATTACTACTTTGAATCCCTCATCAATTGCGTGTAAGGCGGTGAATTTGACACAATAATCTGTTGCCAAACCAACCACATAAACCATATCAATCAAATTGGTTCTAAGTGTATCGGCCACTTCCGTAATACCACTTCCATCATTTTCTCTAAATGCACTGAAAGGATGTAGGTTTTTATCTTCACCTTTTGAAAGTAAAATATGAACATCACCAACATTGAAATCCTTATGAAATTCAGCACCTTTAGTACCATTAACACAATGGACAGGCCATAGCATTTCTGGAATGCTATTCATAACACCCATTGCATAATCATCTAAACCTTGATTCTTTGCAAAACTCAATGAATCTTTTGGATGGTAATCCCCAGACGCTAAAATCAAATCAAAATCGCCTTTTTCCATTAATTCATTAATGGTAGGAACGATTGCATTTGCACCGTTAACACCCATAGCACCACCTTCACAAAAATCATTTTGTAAATCTACAACAAATAATGCTTTTCTCATATTATTCTCCTTTACCTATCATGTAGGCTATTACTCTTGAACTTATCTTAAATCCAATTCTTTTATAGTGATCAATTGTCGCTTCAAGTCGATCTTGTGCAACAATTAAAACTTGTATCTGTTCACCGTCATCCAGCTTCTGAGCACTTACTTTTTCACATCCAGCCATTCTAGCGGCCCAAACTTCTTCATCTGAACCTCCCGAATTACTCATTCCCAGAGGATACATTTTGGTGACTGAAGCTTCATATCCAGTTTCTTCAAGCAATTCCCTATCGGCCGTCTCGTATGGGGTTTCCCCTTCATCTACAAGCCCAGCTGGAAATTCCAATACTTTACAATCAACTGAATGTCTGAAATTTAAAATCATTATTAGATTATCATCCATGTCCGTTGGTATCATATATACCGCTTTACGACCTCCAACACGAGATGTGAATTCATAATCATCGTGCCCTTCAACTTCTCGGGCTCGCATTTCCATCCACTTACCACTATATAAAACTTTAGTCATTCTGATATTCCCTTATGTATGTTGGGGGTAATGTCTTTTTGTGATTGGATGAAATTATCCGAGACATTATTAGGTTTTGCTTTTCATATGAAATGGGACAATCGGCTTTCCATTCACTAGATGGAACATCCAAAGATTTTTTATACCACCGTAAAAATGCGTCAAGTTCAACATATGTTAAACCAATCTCATCTTCATCAGTCTGACCTTCCCATAATCCGGCAGAAGGTGGTTTATTGATAATTGACTTGGGAACTCCTAATTCTCGAGCCAATTCGTATACTTCATCTTTGTAATAGTCACCGAGTGGTTCAAAATCAACCGCTCCGTCACCCCATTTTGTGAAGTAACCAATAGCGTGTTCTGTTTTGTTGCCAGTTCCAATGACTAGATAATCCAATTCGGATGCTACACCGTAAAGAACTGTCATTCTGATTCTAGCTTGAATATTAGCTAGTGTCATCTGGTTCATTTTACCATTACCATTACTATGCATGGCCGATGGTCTTATAGCAGATTGAAAATCCATATACATGCCTGATGCATGAATAGTTTGATGATCAACTCCCCTACTTTCATATGCGTAATGCCACATATCAGTCGAATTTCCATATTCTTCTTCAGTATTGGCCAAAATTGGGATACTTATCGCGTGGACATTTTCTTTTCCGAGTGCTCTAATGGCTAGCTCGAAAGAAACGGCGGAATCAATCCCGCCGCTCAGTCCAATAACAACCCCAGTTTTGCCAGCACCATGAACATAATCCTTAATCCATTTTTCTAAATGTCTTACTTCTTTTTTAGTATCCATGTTACCCCTCTTTCATACCTGAAGATACAAGATTTAATTGTAAAAGTCAAGCGTTATTTTTAATACATTCCACCCATTTGTTGTCCTGCCATTGGGTTGACAGGTTCATTATCGCTTGGGATTTCACTAATTGCACACTCTGTTGTCAATAGTAATCCAGCAATTGAAGCGGCATTTTCTAAAGCTGCACGAGCAACCTTAGTTGGGTCAATAATACCATTTTCAATCATATTTTTGAATTCTTCTGCTCTAGCGTCGAACCCAAAATCATCCGTGCCCTCTTTTACTTTAAGCACCACTACTGAATCTTCCCAGCCAGCGTTCTTAGCGATTTGGCGAATCGGAGCTTCTAAGGCTCTTTTCAAAATGTCAACTCCTAATTGTTGATCACCCTCTAATTTCAAGTCTAATTTCTGTGATGCCCGCAATAATGCAACTCCACCACCGGGAATAATTCCCTCATCCACAGCAGCTCGAGTAGCGTGAAGTGCGTCATCTACCCTATCTTTTTTCTCTTTCATCTCAACTTCAGTAGCGGCACCGACATTTAAAACGGCTACCCCACCTGACAATTTAGCCAGACGTTCTTGCAGTTTTTCCCGGTCATAATCGGAAGTTGTGTTTTCAATTTGCACTTTCATTTCATTGATACGATCTTCAAGAATTTTACTATCACCATCACCACCGACAATAATTGTTCTATCCTTATCGATAATGATATTTTTACATGTGCCCATCATATCTAGATCAGCATTTTCAAGTTTGTAACCCTGTTCTTCAGAAATCACGGTTGCACCAGTTAAAATGGCTAAATCTTCCAACATAGCTTTTCTACCGTCACCAAATCCTGGTGCCTTAACTGCCGCAATATTCAATGTACCTCTCAATTTATTTACAACCAAAGCTGCTAGAGCTTCACCTTCAACATCTTCAGCTACAATCAAAATCGGCTTTTTAGTAGCGGCCAATAATTCCAAAACCGGCAGAATTTGCTGTACTCCGCCAATCTTTTTATCATGCAGTAAAATTACCACATCGTCCAATTGAACTTCCATTGTTTCCGAATTGGTTACAAAGTATGGTGATAGATAGCCCCTATCAAATTGCATGCCCTCGACCGTCTCAAGATAGGTATCGGCCGTATTTGATTCTTCAACCGTAATAACTCCGTCTTTTCCAACCTTATCCATAGCATCAGCGATAATTTCACCAATTTCTATATCGTTATTTGCGGACACAGTTCCAATCTGTGAAATCTCTTCTTGGCTCTGAACATCCCTGCTCATATCCCTAATAATTTCAATTACTTCTTTTACACCAGCATCAATCCCACGTTTAATTTCCATTGGATTTGCACCAGCGGTGACATTTTTCAATCCTTCTTCGACAATTGACTGGGCCAATACTGTGGCGGTTGTCGTGCCATCGCCAGCAATATCGGATGTCTTTGACGCTACATCACGTACCATCTGGGCACCCATGTTCTCTCTTGGGTCTTCCAATTCAATTTCCTTGGCGACTGTTACACCGTCTTTAGTAATGTATGGAGAACCAAATTTCTTCTCAATTACTACATTTCTGCCTTTGGGTCCCAATGTTACACGCACTGCATTAGCAAGAGTATCAACTCCAACCTTTAACTTTTCTCTAGCTTCCCTATCAAATTCTATATATTTTGCCATTTGATTTTCCTTTTATTTTTATTGTAATCCTAACGTGAATTTGCAATTTTCTATTGCTTCTTGTGAATCACTTGTGTTTTTTCCTACATTGTCTGACAATTTAACCGCGTGAATTTTTCTTGAATTCCTATCGTAAATGCCACTTAATTTTATAACCATGTTCAATGGTATTACTCCAGTATCGTTGGTAAGGTTAGTACCAATTCCAAATGAAGTTTTGATTTTATTTCTAAAATGTTCCGTTATTTCTACGGCTTTTGGTACATTCAATCCATCTGAAAATACTATCGTTTTTGACATTGGATCGATTCCCAATGATTTGTAATGCTCGATAATCTTCTCACCAAACTCAATTGGGTCTCCACTATCGTGCCGAACTCCATCGAATAATTTAGCGAAATACATATCAAAATCCTGTAAAAATACGTCTGTTGTATATGTATCTGTTAATGCGATACCCAAGCTTCCTCGGTATGTATCACTCCATTTTTCTAAAGATTTGTATGTAGCTGACTGATATCCGTATTTTGCTCCGTGAAACATAAACCATTCGTGGGCGTGTGTTCCAATTGGAGTAATATCGAATTGTTCAGCTAAATGTACATTACTTGTACCAACCAAAACGTCATGTAAATTCTCAATAACCAATCGATGAATTTCATAAGAACGCCGGCGCCGTGTACCAAAATCAGCCACCTTGATTTCCGAACCTTGAATCATATTCCGTTTTGTGAGAATGCTATTCATTGTTTCGGGCATGTTTGGTAGTGATGATCTTAGATATACTTCAGAAATAATAGCCATTAAAGGTACTTCCCAAAGGATAGTTCTATACCAAGGTCCCATTATTGACAGTTCCAATTCGTTATTTTCATTGGAAGTCATCGTAACTTCACTTGGATCAAATCTATATCCACTTAAAAAATCAAGATACATTCCATCCAAGTATGGAGCCTTATCTTCTAAGAATTTCCGTTCCTTTTCAGTTAATGACAATGTTGCCATAGCATTAATTTCACGCTGAATCTCTTCAACGTGTTCGTGGGTGAATATGTTATTCTCTGGATTTCGATTTTTAAATCGGTATTCTACTATTGTATTTGGATAGTGCTTAACAACCGCGTTCTGCATCGTGAATTTGTACATATCATCATCTAAAATAGATTTTATAATCATAACCTTGTCCTTTTTAATCTTCTATAAATAGTTTCCAATTTCCTGAAAGTATCAAACTTTCTGCCTTTTTCCATTTTAATTCTCGTTTTTCTTCATCCCTTGTTATTGTCACCTTTTCATTTCTGCCAAACTTTCGCTCGGACTTAATTGGTTCCAACTTGACTTCCCGATCAAACATAGTAATTCCATTCAAATGGTCCAATTCGTGTTGAGCGGCGACACATTCTAACATATCAATTTCATTTCTACTCAACGATGTAAAACATACACCTGCAGGATAATTATCAGCTGATACTTCTATTGTACTAAATCTTTTTGTTTTTGCTGATTTTCCGGGGAATGATAGGCATCCCTCATCGTAATAGATTTCCCCAGACTGATTCGTAATTTTTGGATTGATGAGATAAATAGGTTCTTTTACATTGATAACCACGACATTCTTTTCAATTCCAATTTGGTTGGCGGCGATTGCCACCCCAGCTTCAGACGTGGATAAAACATCAAATAACTGTGCGGCAATCAGTTCACCTTCTTCAAGTGAGACATCCACACATTTATTTCTTAGAAGTTTTTCGTCTGTAATAATTTTATTCATCAATGAATCCCATAATTTTCTGATATTCCAGTACTTTACCATAATAATAAATAACCATTTCTCCCAAAACATTTTCCTTGGTTGTAATGATTTTCATATAATCAGCGTGAATATCGTCGGGCACAAAGTCCAAATTGTCCATTACTCCTGGCAATGTACGGTATGCGGAAAGTACATTGGAATGCATTTTCACATACCATTCATACTTTTCAAAATCCGTTAAATCGGTTTGATCCCAATCAGTCATTTTATTTCCAAGTCCTTCCATTGGGTCCCACTAATACGATGCCCTTAATATTGTCCTTACCAACTTCTTTTCGGAATTTGGTTTGAGCCTTTTTGGCTTCGGCAACGGTATCGAATTTTCCCCATGCTCGGTTGTTGTCACTCGCGACAAAGTATTTTTTATTTTTTAATTTATACGGAATTTTAAGTTCACCAGATTTGGTTTGAACTTTTACCGTTTTCTTGACGGGCTTTTTCTCAGTCTTAGGACGACCCGGTTTTGCTGTACCGGCGGCCTTTTTCAAAGCAGCTTTTTTATTTTCATGCCTCTTAATCAATTTGAGACGACGACGTTCGGCCTTTTCCTTAGCGGCCAATTTCTGATCCGCTTTAATTTTCTTAACATCTGATACTGGTAATGTACCCTTTAATTTGGTCTGTTCCTCGCCCCTATGAAATACGTTTTTGTCCTTATCAACAAATACTTTCATAAACTGCCATCCCCGCGGGCGACCACTGGCTTTCTTAGTTTTTACTTCAGTAAATGGAACCCTGCCCATTGTATGTTTATAACAAATTGCACCAACGCTATGTACATCAATTTTTACTTCTTCTGTACATCCTTCTTCTTTACAAACTACCCATTTGAATGCTACTGATCTTGAATCAAAATCCTTACCAGATGCTTTAGCTTTAGTTCTTTTTGCCAATTTCTTACGTGCCATTAAATATTACCCTTCATCGCAGATTGCGATTAATTCATCGGGAGTTCTAACCGACCCATTGTCGGCTTCCCATTTTTTCTCTTCATTTTTATTAGCGGCTTCCGCCAGTTGACGGGTGTATTTTAGAATAATACGCCTCGCGATATTTATCTGTTTTCTACTCAAGAAATTATTCTTAAGATAGAACTTCGAAAAAGAAGTCATAATCTCAGCGTGTGCTCCAGAGTATCCAACCCCATTCGCTTCGATTGTGTATTCGGAACTTTGTTCATCGGCGGTCTGTAAATCATAAATGACTAACATTCCACGAACAACTGCGTCATCTCTAACGATTAATAAGTTCCTGATATCTTCTTTTTTCCATATTTTCATTGTGTTTTCCTTTTCTCTCATACCTGAAGATACAAGAAAAAAATGACAAAGTCAAGCGTTATTTTGCAATATAGCAAGAAAAATGCCTAATAAAATTAGGCATCTCTCAGTTTGTTTACTAATTGTTTGTAGAAAACCAATGGATTAGCACTTGAGGCCAACCCAGATACTTCACCAGCACCAGTTTCTACAATGTGGAAATTAAAATCATTGTCAATTCCAATATCAATAGTTAGAAATGGAACATTCAATTCCTTTGCAATTCTGTCCAAATGGATATACATGGAACCATCACCAATATACTTAGGATTTTCACATCCATTGGCGTTAAACGATGCCATTTTTCCATTGACAAAAAATGCTCGGAATTCCAATGAGTTTCCATTTTCATCTTTTTTGAAATCGATAAATTCCTTAGCGACAATTCCCTCATTAAATCCATACATTTTACGACCCCTGATCATATTATGAACAGTCATATTTGCGGCCTGATAGTTTGTAGGATCGGTTACAACCAATGCGTTGTCAATACCCTTAGCTGACTTTACATAATCTTTAACGATATATGGTTTGCCGTCCAATTGAGTTTCAACATATTCTGGATTGAAATATTTAGCTGGAAGTGTCACCGTTTTTGGTGAGTATTTCCGCAATGTTTTTGATGCCATATATGCATATGGAAAGTAATGTACTTTGGTATAGTCATTGTGATTTTGGAAAAAGGCATAACCTTTATCTTCCAATTCGCCCTGAAACCATTTCATTGTAGCGTCATCCATCATCCAGCCACGATAAAGTAATGTACCTTCACCTTCTGGAATTTTTTGTAACCACCCGTATCCACCAGCGTCCATATCTGCAAAATCGAACAACATGATATTTTGACCCAATAATTTTAGAGCCTCATATTCTTCTTCAAATCCGAAATCTGGTTTGTTTTTTTCAAGTGGGTTTTGTGGTAATAAAAAAATCATATCTTTTCCTTTCATACCTGAAGATACAAGAAAAAGCCGATAAAGTCAAGCGGTATTATGCTTTTTCTAAAAATAATTTCCGATAACATTTTTCTCAATCCGCTTCGGCAACGGCGTCCGCTTCGATTTCATATGGGCAATTTGGAGCGTTATTATACATATTGATATACCGAGACAATCAAACTGGCGATTGATGGTAATGTTTGAATTCGTGTATCATAACAAATATAGTTCTCTGTATATCCATTCCTTCCGTTTTTGGATAGATAAATACCTCGTTATCCTCAAATACGAATTCTCCATTGCTGGGGTGATCTTTAGTGTTGTCTATAATCAATTCGGGTTCAAATCCCTGATATTTACTGACACCATATTCTGTGAGGCATCAGTTGAATATGTTCTTAATAACCTTATTTGTAACTTTTGTAGCCATATTAACCTCTAAAGCTCTTTCCTAATTCTTCAATATAATCTAAAGCATCTTCCTTATTTGGAAATACAATATCAGATTCCATAAGTACAAACGCGTGTCTATGGATATTGCCTTCTTCCATCGCTACCACAACGTGTTTGTTGTGCAAATAGGCGGCAGTGATTTCACACACCGACCCAATTGATACTATTTTAGAACCTGTCAAATCCACAAATACAATATCCGATTGTTCCACCATCCAATGATCACGACCTACAATTGCCCTATCCGTGGTGATTGGTGATAAATATTTCATCTTCTGACCTTCGGAAGCTTCACATTTCATTTCCGGTCTAGTGTATTTGGCTTTGCCAAATAATGGGGACAATATGGTATAGTGTTTTTTTAACCGTTTGATAGTGCCGGCCCACTTTTTTTCTACATCTTCAAATGTCCCACCTGTAATGGGACCAGCGATGTATAATTTCATTTTATTTTTAAACATTTATTTTCTTCTACTTTCTCACATCTTTTTATCTGCACATGGCTTTGAACAAGTCTTTTTGTATCTGCCATTTTTGTATCATCGTGGGTATGTATAAATTTCATATTCCTGTCCACATACAGGGCATTTCAACTGGAAATATTCTTGGATGGTTTTACCTTTGTTCCAAGTATTAGTCAATTCCCCACTTGCAAATTTTTTCTTTTTTGTAATTTTTTGTTTCTCTGATCCTGCTTTGATACGGGGATCGTCGGATGTTAATCCTTTGTTCCACGGTTCCTGACCCATGTGGGAATCACTATTCTTTTTCCTAGTTTCGGCCGTTTGTTTATGACCAGTTAAAGCGATAGAAACATTCCGATTGCGTTCAGCTGAATGCCATGGTTGTCCGTTGTTATGCCTCGCCTTAATTATTTTCTTGGAAGCTTCTGGTGTGCATCCACCTTCACCACCAGGATACAAATTATATCCAATATTGACAGCATCGGTCATTTTAATTCAATATATTTCTCTGATATTCAATTGTGTTTCATCCTCACAATGCTCTATAACTTCTTTAACAAAATTTTCCTTGCCGTATTTTTTTATTGCTTTTTTCAATATGGACCCCGAACCAATATAGTCGGGGTCATCATATTTAGATTTCCCTATGTAGAATTTGCCGTTTAAGGTGTTTGTAGTTTTGTATATAATCATTGTCTTTCTCCTTCAATAATAAGTATCATCAAAAAAAGAAAAACACGCTATTACTTTAGCAGTCTATTTACTGAAACGATCAGCAATCTCCATTGCAGCCCAGGAGTCTGGTTTTCCAACCGCTGTGAAACCAGCACCTGTAATGTAACCAAGACACTCGTTCATAACCGCGTTACTAGCGTGAATTGGATTGCTACTTACATCAGCGTGAATAGCTTCAACGCAATATCCAGCGTCTTCCAGAATTGGATTCAACCACATTGCTGTTTCTACGGACATGTGAGTTTCTTGAAACAATTTCTGCCTGATAGAAATCTTGTAGCCCAATTTTTCAACGGTCTCTTTGTAATAACCACGACCACCCTGTCCATCGAACAACACGATAACTGCAGTAATGTACTTAATGCTACCGTTCTTAACTTGACTGTCACTTCCGATATACCAAGTCAATTTATCAGTTGGAGCACTTGCAATGTCCTTTAGAATTGTCTGTTCCAAGTCATCGACTTTTTTGCGTGTGAATCTTTGCCATTTTGTCATTTTATAACCCTTTCTTTAGTTTATAGTTGGGTATAATAATTTTTACCCAACCATTATAGTTGGGTATAATAATTGAGGAAGATACTGGAATCGAACCAGTGTACCCTTACGGACAGCCTTAGGTTAGCAACCTAGCACATTACCACTCTGTCAATCTTCCTTGTTAATAAGTATCTGTTAATATGCGTAAATACAATTATTTATGCATCAATTGCATGTAATTCTGGTATAAACACCTTTGTAATTTGAACATTTTCAGCGTATGCTAAATCCGTTCCATCTGTTGTCAAAATATCAATTGCCATTCGGTGACGGAAATTCATAGTATCTTCAATCTGATAAATGCCATCCCAAATGCCCGCACCTGTTACTTCCACATAATCACCCATTTCGAATATTCCCTTACCATATGCGGGGTCATCCTCTGGCAATCGGTGACTTAATTTTGTATGCATGTCCCAACTAATTGCAATCCATCTATGTTGTGACGCATTTGGTATATCAATTTTTGCACCACTTGCGGTAATATCTGGGTCGGCATCACATTGGGCTTCGACTGGGTAATAATTTGTTACCCTTACCGCCAATGATGTTGGTTTTTCCAATTCGGTTACTCTCGCTTCCAAATCCACAATGTGCTTTAAAGCATCCGTTAAATCTATATATTGTTCATACGCTACCATTTGTAGTGTATCTATTTCTCCTTGCAAATGTACTTCCATTGGAAATACTGATATTGCATTGTATGATAATACAACCATTAGGCTGAATATTAATGTTACCGACATTACTATTAAAAGTAATTTCTTAACGCTCATAATGAGCATTGTCGGTATCTTAATTTCTGGGTCTTCGGTTTTCATTTTAACTCCTTGTTTTTATTGTAGAA